TTTCTTTGCTTACAGCCGTTAAGCCGTTTTGTACATAAGTTAATAATGACATTCATCACCCCTTATAATTTTGTAATCATCGCTAATTGACTCTTAACGTCAATCACGGTGTAGCCTGTTTCAATCGCATTTGCATCGGTTTCGCCTTGGATTGCGCCAGTTTTACCTTCGCCACCCGTCGTTAATACAAACACTTTACTACCACGAGATACGGTTTTCTCTGGTGCAATATTGACCCAAATCGCATCGCCTGTACCAATGTGCATCACATCGACTAATTCACCTTCAGGCCATTCATCACGAATGCGACTTGCTAATACCACGCCAGCTAATACATCTGTTTTAGCGGATAAGGTTTTCACACCACCAGCAGGATTTAATGCCACAAATTCACCTGCTTTTACTTTGCCTGTGACTTTTTCTGCTGTGGTTTTTGCATTTGCAAGATTGCCCTTGCCTAATTCACCTGCACGTGCAGGCGCTTGTTCGTAAGCGTAACTCATCTAATTACTCCTAACTGTTGTAAGTTTTATTAAAATCGATAGACGGCGCAGTTTTATTTATCGCAGCGTCACCAAGCAAAATACTGCCAAGTGATTTGCGTTCATCCGCTAATTTCGCCGCAACCGCTTTTGCTGTTTGATATGCGCCAGAAATTTCCTCATCGGATAATTTGGCCGCCTCATCTTTAGTAAAAATACCCTGCGCAACGACCGCACTTTCTTGGATTTCACGCACAGTCGCGTTATCCGCAAAATTGACTTCTTTAAATACGGTTTTAGCATCAGCCAATACAGCAGCTTGTTTTGCTTCTGCATCACGTTTTGCTTGCGCCTCTTTTAGCTGTTGGATTTCTTCATCTTTAGCTTTAAGGCGTTTTTCAAGTTCTTCTTTTTCCACGTCATCTTCCTTTTTATTTTCGGGTTCAGATTTCTTTTCTTTTGGCTCAGTTTGGGTTCCTGCTTTTGGCTCTTTCCCTTCTTCACCACCAGACTTTTCTTCTTCCTCAATTTGTTTTTTCTGTTCATCCGACAACTTGATGCCGAACGCACCTAAAAACGCATCGAGAATTTTTGCGGTTTTCCCCATAATGGTTTTATCCTCATCGGCAAGTTTTACACTTCCACCGCAGCGACCCTTTGCCACAATCGCTACGTGGTTGCCGATCATCGGCGACATCTCAAAATCTGCATCTTGTACAGTGGATGGCTTAATATCGCAGTCATAACCACAAGATAATTGCTCAACGCCATTTTCCTGAACTGCTTTAATTGCAGATTCATCATAAATCCAAGCCTCTGCCGTGAGCTCATCGCCCACTCGCTTAACATTGCGCACAACACCGACAGAGAGTTGTTTCCAGTTTTTCGCATTCACCCCATCTTTAGGATGACCAACGGTTAATGTGGCATTTTCAAAACTCTTAATCGTTTCATCGCTAAACAAAGAATTCTCAGTGCGAGCGACTTTTTTAATACCGTCTTCTTTTAAGCCTAGTTCTGTAGCGAGGTAATCAAATACCCCAACTTTCGAAATGGTTGCAGGTACAACTAAAAAACCATCTTTAGTGATGGTTCTTTGTGTGGTTGTTTGAGTTGTTTTGTCTGTAAATTTCATTTATTTACCCCAATAAAAAACCCGACCATTTCTGATCGGGTTGCTTGATGAATTTGTTTTCTAATTTTCTAAAAATTCTTTTGCTTTAATATACTTGGCTTTTCTCTCTAAATCTTTTTCGGTAATCTTTAATAGTCGCGATAGATCCATATTATGAGATAAATCAGCAATCTTAACTAACCGCGCGATAGGATTAGCTTTTACTCTGTTTAGATAATCGGCATACAGCTCGCCCTTACGTTTAGTTATCGCATCTACCGCTTGCGCCACTGAACTTCCAAAGTAATAAATTAAATCATCAAAAGTGGTTTCTGTATCTTCCACGCTATCATGCAACCACGCTACCGCCACCATATCTTCCGTTGGCTCAACAAGATTATTAACCACTGCCTGCAAATGTCTAATATACGGCTTTCCTGCTTTATCCACTTGATTAGCGTGTATTGACTTTGCAAATAATTCTGCCCTTGCTGATAAAGTCATTATTAGTTTCTCATAAATCTGATTGCATCACTTTCGGAGATAACACTGAAATCACTGAAACCACTTTCAAGTAGGCGTTCAGCCCATGAAATACCGCGCGAGGCATCCCACTCTAATCTTTTGGGGTTGAACACCGAAAACGACAATAAATCAGAAGGATTCCCTCTGATTAGTTTTTGCTGGTTTTCGCCTACATTTGCTAAGTAATATTGAAAACTCATTTTTTATCCTCAATAAGCTCAATACCTTCTGGTATTTTGATTCTACTACTTAGTTTACGCATTTCAAGCAATAACTTCTCTTTTTCATGAATTGGTGTTTTTAGATCTCTGAATTTTTCATAGAGTTTATGCAATAACCCATTTTTTACATCAAAACTCTGTTGTGTATGGTACTGCATTTCAAAAACATCACCATTTTCATTTTGGATAAATGTGTTAACGCCTTTATATGCACTATCGTTCTTCCAAGTGTTTTTGACTACGATAGTTTTATACCCCTTGATCGCTAACAAGTACTGCATAGCCTTATAGCGAGTAACAAAATCCTTTTCTTTGAAAACTGTTGTGTATCGAATGGCATCACGGATTTTATTTACTGCTTGTGAATGAGTAAAACCATCCGCTATTTCTGTTTTAATTTTCCTTTTTAATGATGATTGACTTTTTAAGCGAAAATCCAATCCGACCAATTTGCCACCAACTTTATCCATGATGCTTGTTAAATCTGATGTGATTTTGGGTTCTATTTTTTGTGAATAGGCAATGATCTCACTAACAGATAGATCAAGATCCTCTTTTGTTTGCGATGATTCCTTTTTTGAGCCCTGACTAACAATATCATCAAGCACAGGTATCGCCACACATCGGCAATTAAAATCATGTCCAGGGTGTCCGGTATCCGCAGGAGGATTGGTATATTCAAAAACCAGCCCCTCTTTATCAGCATGAGAATCACGCACACGTTCATCAAGCGATGTTGACCACATGTATTTTTTTATACCTACGTCTTCATGTCTCGCTTGTGTTAAAGCGGCATTTAATTTTGAGGACTGGTCTCTCGCAATAAACATTGCTCGTTTTTCAGTTATTTTGCCCAAGTCTTTAATTTGCGCAGCTAGGTCTTTATTTAATGTGCCTTTAACCATCGCTTGCATGACGGCATTTTGCACTTTATCAAGATATTGTGAGCGAATAGACTTAATTAACTGGATATTACCTGCAGTCAATGCATTCACTTTCTCAGCAATATTTGGACTATTGCGTAAATAGGCGGATAAATCGATGCCAGTTTGATTTTTTAAATTGGTTGATACTTCGGCATGGTTTTGTGCATCACTACGGCTAACAAAGCCATTGGCGATATTTTCAGCCTGTGAAGTGCGGTCTGATTTTTCGTACTTCTCTAATACTTTCATCAGCGCTTTTGCACTAATAGCCTGAAATCCTTTCGCATCATCCATAAAAAAAGAGCCTTGCGGTTGTTGCATGGCTCTTTCTACATCATCAGTCATCGTTTTGACGAACTGTTTAAGCTGTTGTCTATACCAAAGCTCCGTTCTCTTGCTCATTTTCACTGGCTTGAACTTGCGTGTTTTCGCCTTCTGGTTCTTCAAAATTTCTGGCAAGTTCATCAGCATTTTTCATTTCCTCAATGTCATCAGCAGAGATATTGGCAAATAACCCACTTTCTCGGAGTTCGTTTGCCACTTGATATTCATTTAGTACGCCATTTTGAATTAACGTATTTGTCGCTGTAGCAAAGGTATTAAGCATATTGACTTGTTGTTCTTGTTTAACCACGGTCAATGGTAAAAATTCAAACCACCAGTCATCAGGTTGCCCGCCAAACAATTCATTGCATAGCAATGTATCAAGCACTTCAAGCACAGGTCTCAATCTTGTTTCTTGCAATCGATGGATGGACTCATGATAGTTTTGAATATCCTCATCGCCACTTGCCAATCCCGAAACAGATTGCCCAAACAAAATGGTGACTGGCATATCTGCCGCACCTGCCACCGCATTGCGAAACTCTGTGAGTAAATCTTTTAATCCACCAAAAGATAATTCTTTTCGGTCGTATTCATTTTCCGCATCAAGCAATAGGCTATTTGTTGCCGATTTAATCGACTGCACCGCTGAAATAACGTTAGCGACATCATTTTCTAAGCCTGCAGATATCTTGTCAGACAACCCTGCAATTTTGAAAATATCGATTTTACTCTCAAAAATAAGGTCGCCCACATTCGCAGAGGCGCTATCAAAGCGTTTAAGTACATCAATAATCTTTTCAAGGTCTGATACGCCCCAAATATCATTGTCAGATAAGGGCGCATCATTGGCATTGATAATTAATAAGCGAGAATAATGCACTAAAACAGATTGTGTGCCGCCAGTGATGGTATATTCACTATATCGACCAAAGTTTGGTGAAAACACATCGTCATCTCGTTGCCCTGTAGGTGAGATTTTCCATTTAGGCAAGATAATTAATTGTTTTAATCGCTCTGTAGGCTGTAACGGCGAGGTGATATTAATATTATCGGTTACAACCAATAAACCCACTGAACCATATAGGCTAGACCACTGCAATGCTTTAGTTAATGTCTCACGCAGTTTTAATCTGCGCTCAAGCTTAGTGAATTCATCTAGCTGTTCTGATTTTAAGTCATTGGAAAAAATATCGCGCCAATTACGCACCATATCTTCCGAGCGTTTAATACATACCTTGTTTGCAATCCAGTTATCACGCCATAATGCTTCAATCTGCATTAAGTCATCCGTTAAACTCAGCCCACGAGCATAATATGCCTGGTCTTGTTTACTGCCTAACTTCAGCGCAAGTGATTTGATACCATCTAAAATATTCATCTTATAAATCCAGTAGTGATTTAGGTTTTGTTGGGGCGTAGCACATGACTAACGCATCCGCCATATTTGGGGAAGGTATGCCGCGTTTTTTCATATCCTTTTTGCTTTCTACTTTTACCCGCCCGTTATTGTCATAATCAACACGAGGGCGTGATAATTCTGCTTTCAGATACTCAAGCTCTTTGATTTTGCTCGATAGGCTTATCAATTCATCGTCAGGATAAACATCCCCATGCTTTATTGCTCGATAGGTTTTATAGAATCTATCCCGTAAAGCCCACCACGATTGAGCTTTAATGTTCGAAAACATATCTTGATTTTTTTTGCCTTTGATATATTCACGCTCGGGATAAGCCACCGAACCACCAGCATTAAATCCTTCCACTTGTAATGATTTCGGCAAGTGTTTAAAGTGAGCTTTCACACCCGCCCCCACGCCAATACTATCGAATATAATCAAATCGGCTTTAAATTTGACCGCACTTTGATTTGTTCGGTTGGCGGAATCAATCACATCGCCATTCTTCCAAACTTCAATACCAAGCACCACAGAACCGTGAACAAATGCATTAGCGTTACTATCCGCACCCTCATCAGCAACGTCAAAACCAACTTTCTTCATCCCTTTAGCAGTAAAACCAAGTTTGAGATGCGCATCCACCGCATATTCAATCCATACAGGCTTAATAATGGCTAAATCAGAATCAGCCACAGGGTCGCCCTCATAAACATGACGATAAAGCTCGTAATCACGCTCACGCATCTGCGTCATATCTTCCATCAATTCTTTTGGGAAATATGGATTATCTTGCCAGTTTACTAAAACAGATTTACACCGTTCGGGCGGATGAATCACAAAACGTTGATAGGTATCATCAAGAATGTTTTTAGGGTTAAAACTCACAATAATCTGCGAACCGTCTTCACGAATAGTCGGAATCAATACATCCCAGCTTTCTTTTGAAACATTCTCGCCTTCTTCCACCCAAACTACATCAATACCCGTCATTGATTTGATTGAAGTGATGTTGGTTTTTAACCCTGCAAAAGTGAAACGTGAGCCATTTTTCCCGATAATTTGCGTTTTCTGAACATCGAAGAAATCTTGCAGGCCTAACATTTCAATTTGGTCTGCCAACATCTGAATAACAGAATCGGAAATTGATTTTTGGATCTCACGGCAACACAAAACTCGAATCGGTGATTGATAAGCTCGTAATATTAATGCTCTCGCAATGCTAAAACTTTTACCTGAACCTCGACCGCCGTAGAAAATAATAAAACGCCAAATAGACTCAAAGAGCGGTTTGAATTTTGTCGGAAATTGAATATTAAGCTGGCTCATCGCTAAATGTCACATTAATCACGGTAGGCAATGGCTTGCCATCGGTTGTTACATCAACTTTATTCGCAAACATCCCTAAATGCTTACCAAGCAACTCAAGGGCTTTGTTTACACTTGATGGCTCATAAACAAATTGAGCCACGTCATCACCAACAATTTCGCCATTCTCAGATTTGCGTATCTGAGTTAATACAATCGCTTTTTTGCCAGATGCAATATCCGCGTTTTCAAGCAATCGACGAATCACTTCATCTTGCGAAATTTGGATGCGTTCCAACCGCTTATTTTGAGCCTCTTCAATGGCTTTTTGAACTGAAGTTTTCTGAAGTAGTTGATAACCTTGTTCCATTGCAGTTTTCTCACTATATCCCGCTCTTATTGCTGCTTGCGTTGCATTTAAATCAACAAGATACTCCTCAACAAACCGCTTTTGTCTCTCTCTTAATTTCCCCACGCCATCAGACGTGGATTTTCCTTTCACGTCTGACACAGGAAGTCCTTACTTAAATATTAAAAACCGTCTTACCTTGCTCATTGGTAACGTAGATGTGATCTTCTGCACCAATTAATCTGTATGCAATCTCTTTCTCAATGCCTTGATTGCCGTACTCATCATCTGGTATAAAATCAATCATTACACCAATTATTTTATCTGTTGGATTATTTCGTTCTGAGCAGTAGATTGACTCCTCTCGGATAACCTCTTTGCACTCTTGGTCGGCGAACATTGGCTGGGTGTAGTAAATACCGTTAAGTTCGGTTGGTTTCTCTTTTAGCTTGTCAGCAAGTCTAAGCATCTCTTTGTACTCACGAGAGGTCTCATCATAAAATGCAAAGCTATTACTCTCGGTGATTGACGTTACACCATCCTGGATTATTTTGATTGTTAGCATAATTGCTCCTGTTGTTTTTGTTGATAAAAAAAGACCGCGCTTTAATTGGCGGTCTTAGTTTGGTTAATCCACTTATTGAGATTATCTACTTGGCTTGCGCACTTATCTCGCTCTGCTGTCACCTTAACAAGCTGTATGACTACGTCACCGTATGTCTCACCAGTAAACG